CGATAAGCTCCCGCCAATACCTTGGGTTCTCTGTTGCCACCTTGACAGGTATTAACAGTAGGCGACTTACCATCTTCGCTATAGACTCTCTTAAGTATGTCATGTCCGTTGATGTCAACAGCTACGCCTACTTGTATGGGGCTGTGTGATGAATCATCTTGGTTAGTCATGTCCGATAATCTATCTTGATTAACTCTCGTCTCCAATATGTCCCTCAAAACTATGCCTTTTTGCTTAGGTTGGGTGATGTTGGGTATGTTCGTCCAGTAATATCTCTTCCTTGACTGGGCAGAAACAAGACTGCTACATATCATAGTCGGCTCGATACCAAAGGGTATCTCTGGATAACATCCTGACACCTGTTCGCTGATTACTTGTAAGTATTCTTTCTTCATTCTTACATTCTCTAGTAAGAAATACTTTGGCTTACATTCTTTTAATAGTCTAATGAACTCGAAGAACAATGCTGACCTTGGATCATCAAAGGCGAGTTGCTTACCCGCGAAACTAAATCCTTGGCATGGACTACCAGCAAGAATAAGATCTATCTTTGGTAGATCCTCTGACTTAACATCACAAACATCTCCAAGCTGTATGATGTCTGGATAATTAGCATGGCTTACTTGCATTGCATACTTATCTATTTCACAGGCATAGTAGTTATCTACCTTGATTCCTAATTGATCCAAAGCAATACGACCACATGACATACCGTCAAACAAACTTAATACATTCATAAATTCTCCATGATTATAATGATGTATGTAAATATGCTTGTCAATACATTCATTGCTCTCTCTTCTTATAATAAACTCTTACCATATACTTCCTGACTATAGCTACAAATGTAAACACCATGACTTGCATAAGAGATGTTACTACTAGACTTAACTCTAAGTATTGACACAGACTGAGTATGCCAAAGCTAATAGGAAACGACATGACCAACCCAATGCTGACATCATTCAACGCTTCTCCCATTGCTTCCTTGTCTATCTTAATCATGACAGAAGCATGTCATCTGATCGTCATCATTAAATAAATCCTGTTGACTCTTACTGATATCAACAAGCTTAATATATCCTGGTCTGTCCTTTCTAAATGTAGCATTTTGATTGTTGCCAAACTTTTGTTCTTGTTTGATCCACCAATCTGCCATCTCTGGTCTTTCTTTTAATATAGATATAGTTGTATCCATGCCCTTTAAGAAACACAAATCACAATTACCAGCAGGAGTTTTACCATTTGCATTTGTTAGGTTTAGATCAAAGTTTTGTTTCTTCCAAAACTCTGACACATCTTTAACTGTATGCTTGGCATCATACATTGGTGTTACATTAATCCATTTTTGTTTTTTGTTTCTTGAACTAGCAACTCTTCTAGGCTCATCATACCTAAGACCTATCACATTAAACCATTCTTTATAGCCATTAAATTTCATAAACCTTTTCATTGGCATTATTTTTAATTCAGTAGTGCAAAATCTAGTAACAGGGTTAGGCAAATACTTTCTATGATCAACCAATGCTTCAAAGGGCTCACCATTTCTTGATGCTGTTTCGTATGTAACCTCTTTAGTTCTATAGATAGGTCGCTCATTACCAAAGTAAAGCTCTAACCAATGTATCTTTATGCCCCACTTCTCTGCAATATCATTAACAAAGTCCAATGTTTCTGGTGCTTCCTTACCTGTATTAGCAAAGACTACATGAATATCATCGGGCAACTTACCGCCATGTGCCTGTATTATATTGTGCAACATAAAGCCTGATGTTCTACCACCGCTAAAGCTAATTAGTGCTGGGCCTTCTATCTTATATGGGTTGTTCATTCTTCTTCCCATGGTCGTTTCATTTCATTGTCTGCTAAGTAGTACCATGTGTTCTTACCAGGTACGTTATGATTCTTTACTTTGTCACCAAGATACTTCTGTACATAACTCACTGCATATCTCGCGGCCCTCTCTCCTGATGCCATCTCATTCTCTTTGAGAGATTCTCTTGCTACCAGTTCCATTTCTTGTCTTGTATAGAATCTTTGTCTGCTCATACCTGATGCTACTACCCTTGCAATCTCTACCTCGTCGGGACTGTCTTGTGCATCTACTACCTTGAAGTATCCTTTCTCAAAATCAAAGTAAGCTAAATGCTGATCAGGTTCTTTTGCATTACGAGCTTCATAGAATAATGTTACGTTAGGCTTCTTACCCGACAGCTTCACACCCGAATCCATCCACCCCGCGAAAGCACTACCACCCCTTGCTGACATGAAAGATAAATCATCTGCTCTTTCTTTACCCGTATGGTGAGCAATGATCACTGCTACTTTATATAGTTCAATAAGTTTATCTATCCTCGATAGCATCTCATGTATCTCTGAGTTAGAGTTCTCTTCTCCACTAAAGAAATTAATAATAGGATCTATCATCACCAAGTCTGGTTTATGAAACTCTATACTCTGTGCGATAGCATCTATGTCGCTGTCTCTCATAATGTTCTTTCTTAATCTACCTGATGCTATAAGGTTTGACTTACCTAGGTTGTATAGTTCGGGGTCATGATGAAAGGGTTGATAGTACATCTCGATTCTTTTCTTTAAGAACTCATGGATAATCTCTGCCTGTAGCCACATTACTTTGAGAGGTCTTGAGAAAGACATACCCATAAAGTCTGTGCCCGTAGTAGCTGCAGCAGCGAATGCTCCTAGCCAATGCGACTTACCTATCTTTGGTTTACCTAGCAGTAAGACTCTGGATTGTTCAAAGACAAATGCATCTCCCCAATACTGTTCGATTCTATCTGAATCCATTGTGTCCCAAAAGGGATCGTTGAATGACTTGAGCCCAAGAGGATCACTATCCACTGTCTTCTCACTCTTAGCCTTTTCAATAGGATCTTCTTGATCCATGATTTCTTTAAGATCATCTGATAAAGATATCTGCCACTGACTTGTATTCCATTTCTGTATACCTGTCTCGTCTTCAGGGTTTCTTTTAAGATGTCCAGTACAAATACTTTGTGTAGTATTTAATACTTCTTGCACACTCATAGGTGGATTGTTTGTTTGATTCCAATCCAATGCTTTGATAACAACTTCTCTCATACCCCAGCCTTCTAGTATCCATTTACCTACCAGCCTAGCAAGAGTATCGTTTCGCATTCCTGTCTGTACACCATCGGATGTTAAGGGTGTTTTACTTTCTGTGTTGATCTTACCTGTACTGTTATAGTCATAGATAATATTCATGTCTTGACTATTAAGAGTAGGTAAATCATCTAATGAATCTACAACAGCTCCTTCAACTACCTCGAACTTATAATTAGCAGAAGGACTGACCATGACATAGCCACCCTCTCCTCTTATATCTAATTTACCTGTGGTGTTTCTTATTTTTAAATCATCATTGATTGCATAGAAGTAATGATAGCCACCTCTAGGTGTTTTCTGTTTAAGAATTGTTCTTGTTATCTGACCTGACTCACAGAAATCACATGCCTCTTGGGTGTCTGCATCTAATACTACAAAGGTTACACCTGTGATAGCTGCCCAGTTACATTCTGGAAATTGTAGATACCATTGCTTTACTTCATTAAGAGTTGGTTGTTTATTTATATAGTCTGCCCACTTAACTCTTGGTGTTTTAGACCAACGCTTTTGTAAAACCATGTCATCCTCAAAGGGATGTCTGCTTTTAAAGTATTCAGGTATTACATCTGTAATAGATCCGCATGGTATTAAATGAAAAAAGTTTTCATGGTATGACATGAGCATATCTTTACGCTCATCATTAGCTATGTCTTGTCCGATTGTGTTTGCTTTAATTTCTATTGGCATTCGTCTACTGATCCATAAATATTTTCCCAACCTAAAGCATGGCCTGTAATCTTAATCAGTTTCTTGGCTTGATTAACAGAGGGTTGCCTGGTTCCATATCTCCATGATCTTATAGTATCAATAGAGACACCTAACTCTTTAGCTAGTTTATCTTCACCTCTTTTTATTATGTAGTCTTTAAGTTCCATAGTTCTCCTTATATAGAATGGTACAAGATAATTATTTTCGGGGGTTTAATGAAAAGTTTTATATTAACCTGTACCAAGAAAACAATCATATCATTGCTCTTTACAATAAGTAAAGTTTTTTATTACAAATGTGTTGACTTTGTTTTTTATGAGAGTAGTATCTATCTTGTATTTAAAAAATGGAAACCTAATATGAAAGATTATTCTAAAGAAACTCTACCGCAACTTTTGGTAGAAAAGAAGAAGAACCTTGCTGCTCAAGCAGAACTTAAAGAACAAAGTTCACAGCTTGACTTTGCAATCACCAAACATCCTGACGTGCATGACCAAGTCAATAGACTATCTAACACTGGCGGATCTACTCGCGTACATCTTAAAGGTATCATACCAAAAGATTTACGAGTGCAATATAAAGTTACCAGATCTTGGGATCAGAACTTCTTAGCACAAGTCAAACATGATATACCCGATGAGTTATTCCCATTCACTACTGTGTATAAGGAAGACACTGCTCTATCTAAAATGATAGAAGCAAATCACCAGGATATTTTTGATAAGTTCCAAGAGGGACTACAAACCAAGATTAATGAACGACCATACGTCCAGTTCGTTGATCCATTAAAAGGAGCTGAGTAATGATTACACACAATGATGTAGTACAAGAGATACGCGATCGTATCAAAACAGATGTTGAACCAGGTTTACACAAAGCTTGGGTTAA